TAATAGTAAAAAGTACAACAGGTTCAGGATGGGATATATGGGATAATAAAAGGAATACAACAAATCCAAGAAATACAATATTAACTACTAACAACAATGCTGCTGATTATACAAGTACTTCAAATGTAGGTATTGATTTTTTAAGTAATGGATTTCAAATAAAAAATACTAATGCAGACCATAATGCTAATGGAAATAAATATATCTATATAGCATTTGCTACAGACCCAGATACTACGGCGCCAACGCTTGCAGATAGTTTTAACGTAAAAAATTATACAGGTAATGGCGGTACAAAAAATGTTACAGGGCTTGGTTTTAAGCCTAGTCTTGTTTGGTTGAAAAATAAAGCAGGCACTACTTGGCATAATTTAACAGATAGTGTTAGAGGAGTTGGAAAACAATTAAACTCAAATGCTAATTCAGCAGAAGAATATAATGCAGAATTTTTACAATCTTTTGATAGTGATGGATTTACGTTAGGAGGTGCAAATGGATATAATAATAGTGGAGTTAATTTCGCTTCTTGGAACTGGAAAGGGGATGATAACGAACCAACAATCTTTGGAGGTGGTGCAAGAGCAGTGTATAAATTTGAGGACAATGGAAATGATGTAGCAGGAGAGTTAAATTTAACTGCATCTAATATGTCATACAGTTCAAGTGGTAAGTTTAATAAAGCTGCAGAATTTAATGGCAATAACTCAAGTTTTGCAAACGCAAGTATTTCAGGACTCCCGACAGGCACAAGCCCAATGAGTATGTCATATTGGGTATATACTTCTACAGCAAATCAAGATGCAGGGCTAGTAGGTTATGGAAGATATAATCCTGGTGGTTCAAATTCAGGAGCAGCAAATAAATATTTTGGCACAATGCTTTCAGGCGGTAATTTGTTTTTCGCAGGTTATTATTATAATGCTGCATTTAGCCCTGCAGTAACCTTACCAACAGGTCAATGGAATCATTTAGTATGGACTTTTGATGGTACAAATGTAAGAGCATATTTAAATGGTAGTTTAGCAGGCACTATGAATAGGAGCTCACTAGATATAGGTGGGGGTTCTGGTAATTTAGCTGTAGCTATCGGTAAAAACGCTTGGAGTGGTACAGGCTCAGAACATTTTAATGGCAAAATAGATCAAGTTAGAATATATAGTGGTAAATTAGAAGACGTTCAAGTAGCTAAATTATATACAGAAACTACGTCTGACAATGATAACTTAAATTTCGGTGGGCCACCTGAGCATATAATAAATGCAAATAAAAATGCAGGGTTTTCTATTGTAAAATACACAAGTAATGGTTTAAATCCAGTTTCTATACCACACGGATTATCAACCACTCCTAACATGATACTTATTAAATGTACAAGTAATGCTTCTACTAACTGGATAGTTTACAATTCATCTTTAGGCCAAAATAAATATCTTACTTTAAATACTGGCTCAGCAGCAGACACATCAGGAAATTGGCTAATACCAAATGCTTTAGCAATGAAGTTTAATAATACATTTGGAAATGTTAATACGAGCGGCAGACAATACGTGGCTTATTGTTTCAACAATGTAAATGGATATAGCAAGTTTGGAAGTTATACATCTAATGCAAGTGTAAAAATTACAACAGGATTTCAACCTGACTTTTTTATATTCAAATATATAGGAAGTGGTGATTGGTACATACAAGATTCAACGCAGTCAGAAGGCGTTACAGGCTCTCACGGAGGTGATTTAATTAAAAAATACTTTGAACCAAATAATGATATTGCTGAAAATTCAGTATCAACAGGTGGTGTTGAAATTATGAGTGATGGTTTTTATCCTACAAACTGGTTTGAAACAACCAATGGAGTTATGTATGCAGCATTCAAAATAAACTAAAAGCGTGTAATATATATAATAATATAATTTAATCAAATTCAATAGTTTATGAAATTAACAGAAAAAGAACACAAAGATTTAAAATCTTTAATAGAAAGAGTTGCTACAACTCAAAATGAAATAGGGTTAAACGCGGTCAATGGACACAAGCTAGCTCACAATTTCTCACAATTAGAAATGCAATTAAATACAATGAAGTCTGATCTTGAAAATACTTATGGTAAAATCAACATAAATATTGAAACAGGTGAGATAGATAAAATTGAATCAAATGAAACTAATAAGGAAGATTAGTGTAGGAAGAGACTATAAAGATAATGCAATGCACTATCAAATAGGACAAGCGGTTTATGGAAACCACATTATAACGAATATACTTGAGAAAGATCACGATTACCAAATATATATAGAAAAGGATAAAGAAGTGTTGCTTTGGAAATCTTTTAATAAAAACATGGGAATAAGTATTGAGTATAATTTAGATTATGAATAATCCATACGCTTTAATAATACAACCCAAAGAAAACCGCTACAAAAACACTAAAAAAGTATCTGATAAAAACTTAATCCTAAACACGTCGATTAGCGACCATAGGTATGTAAGTAAAGAAGCTATAGTAAAAGCGCTCCCAGGTGCGTTTAAAACGCCTCTACGAGAGTCCGATGAAGTAATGGTACATCATAATATATTTAGAAGGTACTACGATGTTAGAGGAGTTGAAAAAAATAGTGGTAATTATTTCAAAGAAGATATGTACTTTTGTTATTTAGATCAAGTGTACATGTACAAAAGAAATGAAGACTGGGTAGCAATGCCAGGTTACTGTTTTGTAAATCCCATACAATCAGAAGATAAATGGGAAAACAAAGAAGAACCTTTAAAAGGTATTGTGGTTTATACAGACGGCTCTGATATTGTAAAAAAAGGAGAGCTTGTTGGATTTACACCATACTCTGAATTTGAATTTATAGTAGGTGATAAAAGATTGTATAGAATAAAATTAAATGATATTTCAATAAAGTATGAACACAAAGGAACAGAAAAACTCTATAATACGAGCTGGTTATAAAGCTGTACAAGAGTTAATCAAAGTCGCTGAAGAAGAAATCATAGTCGAAGATGCAGCAGATGAGTTAGCAGCAGATAGATTAAAGAACGCGGCAGCAACTAAAAAGTTAGCTATCTTTGATGCTTTTGAAATATTAAATAGGATTGAATCTGAAAAGGCAATGCTAGAAAACAAACCACAAGATAAAGAAAAAGCTTTTAGTGGTTTTGCAGAAAAAAGGTCTAAATAATGTCATATAAGCAAACATTATATAAAATCATTGAACCTATTAAGCGTACAACGATACATAGACTGAATAAAAAGAAATACTGGGAATATGGATATAACAAAGAACATGATGTAATTGTTATAAGTAAAACAGGTAAGATTGGTGATATATATGAAATACAAAATCTTAAGATTGCTTTACCACCTGCAGAAGATGTGTATAGCAAACACGATAAGTGGGTTGCGACAGATTACCCTAAAGAATTAAAAAACATAAGAACAATATTTGACTGGCAAACATATCCAGAAGAATTTAAAAAAGATTGGTATGGGTACATTGATAAAGAATTTACTAGGAGAGAAGAAGGGTATTGGTTCCGCAATAAAGGCGTTGATACTTATATCACTGGCTCTCACTACAATTACTTGCAATGGTCCAAGATTGATGTTGGGAAGCCAGACTTTCGAGAAGCAAACAGATTATTCTTCATATTCTGGGAGGCATGCAAGGCAGATCAAAGATGTTATGGAATATGCTACCTTAAGAACAGACGGTCTGGGTTTAGTTTCATGTCAAGCAGCGAGACAGTTAATCAAGCTACACTCACTTCAGATGCTAGATTCGGAATCTTATCGAAGACTGGTAGCGATGCAAAGAAGATGTTTACCGACAAGGTCGTACCAATTTCATCACACTATCCATTCTTCTTTAAGCCAATACAAGACGGGATGGACCGTCCCAAGACAGAGCTTGCCTACCGTGTCCCAGCATCCAAACTCACAAGGAAGTCCATCACCAGTACAACCAGCGCCAGCGGGAGGAAAGACCTCGACGGGCTCGATACAACGATAGACTGGAAGAATACAGGAGATAACTCTTATGATGGTGAAAAGTTAAGATTACTTGTTCACGATGAATCTGGTAAATGGGAAAGACCAGATAATATATTAAACAATTGGCGTGTTACAAAAACAACGCTGAGATTAGGAAGTAGGATAATAGGAAAGTGTATGATGGGTTCAACATCAAACGCTTTAGATAAAGGTGGAGATAACTTTAAAAAATTATACAATGACTCAGACGTTACAAAAAGAAACCGCAATGGACAGACTAGCAGTGGACTCTATAGTTTGTTCATACCTATGGAATGGAACTACGAGGGATTCATTGATTCTTTTGGATTACCTGTATTCGATACGCCCGGAACTCCTGTCGAAGGACCCCACGGTGATAAAATCGATGTTGGAGTAGTAGAGCATTGGGAAAATGAAGCAGATGGATTAAGAGATGATTCAGATGGATTAAATGAATTTTATAGACAATTCCCAAGAACAGAAGAACACGCGTTTAGAGATGAAACAAAAAATAGTATATTTAATTTACAAAAAATATACGAGCAAATAGATTACAATGATGGGACAATGGCATCTGGAGCTGTATCTAAAGGTAACTTCCAATGGGAAAATGGTATTAAAGATTCAAGAGTAATATTCACGCCAGATCCAAAAGGAAGATTTAATATATCTTGGGTTCCTAGTTATAATCTTCAAAACCGCGTAATACTAAAAAATGGGCGCAAGCATCCAGGTAATGAACATATAGGAGCTTTTGGTTGTGACTCATATGATATATCAGGTACAACAGATGGTAGAGGATCTAAAGGAGCATTACACGGATTAACAGTATTTAGTATGGAAGATGCACCCGCTAATTCATTCTTTTTAGAATATATAGCTAGGCCTCAAACCGCTGAGATGTTTTTTGAAGATGTACTTATGGCATTAGTATTTTATGGAATGCCAATACTAGCGGAGAACAACAAACCGAGATTATTGTATTATTTAAAAAGAAGAGGATATAGAGGTTATTCTATGAATCGTCCAGATAAAACAATAAATAAATTATCAACAGCTGAAAAAGAAATAGGTGGTATACCTAACTCATCTGAAGATATGAAACAAATTCACGCTGCAGCAATTGAATCATATATA